TATCAATCCTGGTGTCTGGTCTGGAAGGTGATGATGAGCGTAGGAACATTGATAATCTGATGACCAAGCTAAGATCGATTGTCGAAGAGACAAACGTAGCCATGCTTCTTGTCTCCCACCTACGCCGCGCACAAGGCGACAACGGCCATGAGAATGGTAGAGAGGTTAGCTTGTCACACCTTAGAGGTAGCCAGAGCATAGCGCAGCTTAGTGATGCAGTGGTGGCTATGGAGCGTGACCAACAGTCTGATGATCCTAACATAGCCAACACAACAACCATCAGAGTATTGAAGAACAGGTATGCGGGAGATACTGGTGTAGCTTCCCACTTATTCTTCAACAAAGATACGGGAAGGTTGACAGAGGTACACAATCTAGGCGATGATCCAGAAGGAGATAGTTCAGACAAGGAACTTTAGAAATGGAAGTTGTCTTAGACATTGAGACTGATGGCTTAGATGCAACAGAAATATTTTGTATCGTAGCCAAGGAACGTGAGTCAGGTAAGATACATGTCTGGAAAGAGCAACAGTGTTATGAAACATTTCCTTTGTTCGCAAAGCGTGTGTCTAAATTCATCATGCACAACGGCATATCTTTTGACGCCTATGTTCTTAACAACCTTACTTCAGTTGATATTGATATAGATCGTATTGAGGATACTCTAATCTTATCCCAGCTTACATCTCCTGTAAGAGATGGCGGTCATTCCCTGGAATCTTGGGGGCAAAGGTTAGGCTTCGATAAGATAGACTTCCATGACTTCTCTTGTCTCACTCAAGAGATGGTGGACTATTGTATTCGAGATGTAGAACTTACCGAGAGAGTTTACATTGCGCTTCAGACAGACGTGAAGTCTATTCGGAGACAGTGTATAGATTTAGAATACGAAGTTAGGAAGTTAGTTTCTCAACAAGAGAGGAACGGCTTCACCTTGGATATGCAAAAGGCTACTTGTCTTGTTGCTAAATTAAAAGATCAATCAGATCAAATTGAAAAAGATGTTACAGATATGTTCCCGCCTATACCTGTACTTGTCAGGGAAGTTATACCTAAAATTAAAAAGGATGGTAGCTTATCTACGGTTGGACTGAGGCACATAGAAGACATAGCGGTTGTGGTTGGTGTTCACTCTGCTATCGACTATCAAGAATTTAACCTGTCTTCCAGGCAACAGATAGTTAAAAGACTTTTATCTAAAGGTTGGAAGCCTAAGAAGTTTACAGAGAAAGGTCATCCGATTGTTGATGAGGGTGTGCTGAAGGATGTAGATTTACCTGAAGCAAAAAAGATAGCTGAGTTTCTCATGCTTAGAAAAAGGATAGCACAGATACAATCGTGGATAGATGCTGTTAAAGAGGATGGAAAAGTACATGGTCAGGTTCTTACGTTACGTGCAATCTCTGGAAGAATGGCGCATCATTCTCCGAATATGGCGCAGGTTCCAGCTAGTTACTCACCGTATGGTAAGGAATGCAGAGAATGCTGGACTGCTGGGGATTCACCTAGCCTTGTACTTGTTGGCTGTGATGCTTCTTCTTTGGAGCTACGTGCGCTGGCACATTATTTAAACGACAGTAAGTTCACTAGTGATGTTGTTGATGGTGACATACACACTGCTAACCAACATGCGGCAGGGTTAGAGACACGCGATCAAGCTAAGACATTTATCTATGCGTTCATCTATGGTGCAGGGGCAGCTAAAATTGGCTCTGTGGTAGGGGGTACAGCACAAGATGGTCAGAGACTAATAAATACCTTCTTGTCTAACGTACCAGCCTTGGCAACGCTTAGAGCGAAAGTAGATGCTGCCTCTAACAGAGGATATCTTATCGGTTTGGATGGTAGGAAACTCATGGTGAGGAACAAACACTCGGCAGTAAATCTTTTAGTACAAGGTGCGGGTGCAGTAATATGCAAGCAATGGTTAGTTGACATACATAATTTATTATCGTACACACAAATTAAAGTGCGTCTTGTTGCATCAATACATGATGAATACCAACATGAAATTAATAAAGATCAGGCTGAAGAGTTTGGAGAGTTAACCAAATTGGCTATGAGGAAAACCCAAGAAAGGTTAGGTATCAAATGTCCACTGGACAGCGAATACAAAGTCGGCCACAACTGGTCACAGACGCATTAGTAACTTTAACCCTTGCTGAATTAAAAACCAGTGCGTTTATTGGTAAGTCCCGTCATAAACAAAATAGGGTTGAGGGTATATTTGATTCCGCTGTTGCGGATACTCACATGATAGATGTTCTAGGCGCGGAGGCTGAACTAGCTTTTGCAAAGCTATGTAACTTATATCCGAAAGACTTTATGACACTTGGCAATCGGTCAAAAAATAAAGGGACTGACGATGGTGATCTAAATATAGACGGTGTTTGTGTTGATGTTAAAACCACAACCCATGAGAAGGGCATGTTAATCTCTAACTCAAAACACATTTCTGGTATAGATTTATTTGCTTTAGTAATAAAGAAAGGAGAAGATACGTTTCAATTAAAAGGCTTCATGCTTGCGACTGAACTTATTGTTGAAGATAGGTTTGGCAGAGCGGACGGTAAACTTAAAAGACCAGCATACGTAGCTAAACAAGATGAATTATATTGTTATAAAACTGCCGTGAAAAAACTAAAAAATATCTTGACACTGTAGGGTCATAACAGTATTTTATAATCTCAACCATCAAACTAAGTAGTCAGACTTAGTAAATTGTAAAGGAAAATATACTATGGATACTTACATTATTTCTGGTAAAGCTTACTGGGCAAGTGTTATTAAACCAAACACAACTTACGAACCTGCGTGGCAAGTTGATGTTTGTCTTGATGAAGACGGTAAAAATCTGGTCGAAAGTCTTGGCCTTACTGTTCAGAATAAAGGCGATGAGAAAGGTGACTTTGTAAAAATTAAGCGTAAGGTAACCAAGCTTGATGGTTCACAACGCCCTGCTCCTATTGTTAAGGATTCTGATAATAACGACTGGGATGATAGGCTTATCGGAAATGGTAGTCTGGTCAATGTTAAATTTTCTACTTACGATTGGAACTACAACAATAAAAACGGTAAAGCCTCTTTTCTTCTTGCTGTTCAGGTAGTTGACTTAGTTCCCTACGGTGGCGGTGGTTCAGAATTTGAACCTGTTAAAGATGGCTTCGTAGTTGGTGGTGGTGAGGCTGCTCAAGAAGTTCCTTTCTAGAGTAGATCATAATAAGGGGTTGCTTCTCTGGGTGAAATGCGGCAACTGAGTTAGTAGTGCGGGAGGGAGACTAACACTTTTAAGGAGAACATAGATGACCAAACACGCTTTTATTACAGGCATCACCGGCCAAGATGGTTCATACCTAGCTGAGTTACTGCTATCTAAAAACTATTATGTACACGGTTTACTTCGGCGTAGCTCTACACCAAATACAAAAAACATAGATCACATAGTTAACAACCCTAGAGTTTCTTTACACTTAGGGGATATGACAGACAGTTCTAATCTAAGCAAGCTGATTAATGAAACTAAACCTGATGAGGTTTATAATTTGGCTGCTCAAAGCCATGTCAAAGTATCTTTTGACACACCTGTATCTACAGGAGATATAAACGGTCTTGGTTCTATGAGACTGTTGGAAGCTTGTCGCAATATTAAGGGTGCAAACACACCTAAGTTTTATCAGGCATCTTCTAGTGAATTGTTTGGCAAGGTACAAGAACCAATTCAAAATGAAAAAACTCCTATGTATCCTCGCTCACCGTATGGCGTATCAAAGTATTATGCATACTGGGCAGTAAAGAATTATCGCGAAGCATACGGTATGTTTGCTTGTAATGGGATACTATTTAATCATGAAAGTCCTAGAAGGGGCGAAGAGTTTGTTACTAGAAAAGTAACTAAGTATGTAGCTAACTGGAATCAAAATTCTGAACCACTTGAGTTAGGTAATCTTTCTAGCCTCAGAGATTGGGGACACGCTAAAGATTATGTTAAAGGTATGTGGCTTATGCTACAAGCGCCAGAGGCTGACGACTATGTGTTGGCTACAGGTAAGAAGAATAGTATTCGCGAACTGGTAGAAGGTTGCTTCTTGACAGCCTGTAATAGGTCTATTGTCTGGGAAGGGGAAGGACTTGATGAGAAGGGATATGTTTTTTTCACTGACGCACATAACAAACCTCAAAAAAATTTAGTGGTTGTAGTTAATCCTAATTTTTATAGACCGTCTGAAGTAGATGTTTTGTGCGGAGATTCCACCAAGGCTAAGACAAAATTAAAATGGGCATGTGATTATAATTTTATGTCTCTAATAAAAGAGATGTTACTAGCGGATAAACCAGAAAAAGATTGGTTCGTAAACGGAGGTGAGTTACCGAATGGTTGTTGAAATTAACTGGCCTTTAGCCCGCGAAGCACTGGATAAGGAGTCAGGGGGATGAGTAAAGATCAGTGGTTAAAAGATGAAAAAGAAATAATACAGCAGTATATAGATGAGAAACTATCTACGAAAGAGGCTGTATATCTAATGAAAGATAGGTTAGGTTTGTCTTACGTAGAGTCTATGTGGCAGCTGGAGTGTGCAGATACGGAGCAAGGACTAGACTCACACCTTGGCTGTAGGGACTGGCCTTGCTGTAAAGATAACGGATACGCTTTCTGTTTAACAGGATAGTACTGATGTTACTAGCGGATAAACCAGAAAAAGATTGGTTCGTAAACGGAGGTGAGCTATCTGATGACTACTAAAATTAATTAGCCTTTAACCCATGATACTTGGGAGGAAACAACCCTATGGATTTAGAAGTAAAAAGCCTTAGTGAAGTACTAGACCGTAGGTTTTGGGGATAAAGTATTTTAAATTCAGGAGTATTCTAAATGACAAAAACTATAGATACTATTGTTGAAGATATATACAACATCTTTGAGTGTGATGAAGAGGTAAAGGTAAACAAAGAAGACTTGGATGAATTAGCAAAAGGTATACTTGATGCAGTTACCGACTCTCTAAAAGAAAGAGAAAGATCAAAAGGCCATTTAAGGCTATCTCTTATTGGACATCCTGACAGAAAGATTTGGTACTCTGTTAGAGATGGTGACAAGATGGGCAAGGAAAAGTTAAAGGGACAAGACAAAATAAAGTTCTTGTATGGTCATATCCTAGAGTGTCTTCTTATCTTTCTCTCTCGTACCGCTGGTCATACAGTTACTGATGAACAGAAGACTGTCACTGTTAATGGTGTAGTCGGTCATCAAGATGCCGTAGTTGATGATGTCCTTGTTGATTTCAAGAGTGCATCAAGTTATGGGTTTAAGAAATTTAAAGAAAATACAATTCATTCGGATGATCCGTTTGGTTATATAGCTCAGATATCTGCTTACGCTCAAGCAAATAACTTAGATAAGGCTGGCTTTGTAGTTATAGATAAATCATCAGGTGAACTTTGTTATTGTCCCGTTCATTCTATGGAGATGATAAATGCAGAACAAAGGATTGAGTCTCTTAGAAAAACTGTTAAGTCTGATGTACCTCCCCCTCGCTGTTATGATGATATTCCTGACGGTAAGTCTGGCAACCATAAGCTTCATGTTGGTTGCGTCTATTGTTCTTTTAAGCATGTTTGTTGGTCTGATGCTAACGGCGGCGCGGGTCTTAAAAAATTCAATTACTCTACTGGTCCGAGGTACTTAACCAGGATAGGACGTACCCCTGATGTAGAGGAAATACATGAAGAGATTTAGATCAAAGTCCGAAAAGAAAGCAAATGATTTTTTAAAGGAGAAAAAAGTTTCGTTTGAATTTGAACCTTACTATGTTAAATATATGTGGATTGAAGATAAAAAGTATCTGCCTGATTTTGTCCTAGACAACGGAATTATTTTAGAAGTTAAAGGCAGGTTTACTTTAGCCGATAGAAAGAAGCATCTCTTTCTTAGGAAGAGTAATCCAGATTTGGATGTTAGGTTTGTATTTGACAATCCTAATACTAAGCTTTATAAAGGGGCGAAATCAACCTATGCTGATTGGTGTAGCAAGCAGGATTTTTTATTTTGCAAACTATCTGATGGTATCCCTGAATGGTGGACAAGTGAAAAAAAAAGAAACGGAAATTCTTCTAGAGATAGAGGAAGTAATAAAAAAAAGAAAGGCTGATCCAGAACAGCTTCTGTTTATGAGTGTCATATTACAGGCCATGCTTGACGCCACTAAACCGATAACGCCAAAGGAATCAGAGGAAGCTGTAGCAGCCAGAGAGGCATCTATGTCTTGGTTCTTCTGCTCTGTGGGAATGAACGTAGATGATTTTATGACTGTCTGCGACATAGCTGACCTTGATCCTAATTATGTACGGTCATTTGCTTATAAAGTCCTACGGTCAAAAGAGATTGAGTTTGTTAGGAAAAGAATAAACACTGTCTTAACTTTTAATTAGGAAAAGACTTATGTACCAGTTTGATGAAGAACATTATTTAGAAGAGATACAGCACTACATTGACGATACTTACAGCCAACACTATGCTCAAGGTAAATACCAAGCCACAGATGTGATTTTAGATGCAGGGTACGGAGAAGGTTTCTGCATGGGTAACATGCTGAAATACTGTAAGAGATACGGGAAAAAGGAAGGCAGGAACAGAAAGGATTTGTTAAAGGTAATTCACTATGCAATAATTATGCTCCACATCCATGACCAGAAAGAGGAAGGACGTTAATATATGAAACCGTTTCACTCAAACGAAAACCCCATGTTCCGCTCTAAATTTAGTCAAGATATTTTTAAACAGAAATACGCACATGCTGGATGTGAAACGTGGTCAAGTTTGGCCGGCATTCTAGTGGAGGATGTCTGTCGGAAAAAGATGAGCAAAGAAGATAAGGCTGCTCTTTCTAATTATATAACAGAGTTAAAGTTTATTCCTGGCGGTAGGTATTTATATTACGCCGGACGCCCTAATAAATTTTTCAATAATTGTTATTTGCTCTGTGCTGAAGAAGATACAAGAGAAGATTGGGCTAACCTATCTTGGAAAGCCGAGTCGTGCCTTATGACGGGCGGTGGAATAGGTGTGGACTATTCCATATACAGAGAAGAAGGACGCATACTTGCTGGCACTGGAGGCTTGTCCTCTGGACCTATACCTAAGATGCAGATGCTGAATGAGATAGGCCGAAGGGTCATGCAGGGTGGTAGTCGGCGTTCAGCCATTTACGCTAGTCTTAATTGGAAACATGCTGATGTAAGTAAATTTTTAGAATGTAAGAACTGGTATGAAATGCCGGTAGGAAGCACAGGCTTTTCTCTTGGTCAGCTTAAAGAACAAGATTTTAATTTCCCTGCTCCATTAGATATGACAAACATAAGTGTTAATTATGATACTGATTGGTTGTTAAACTATTGGAATACCGGAGATGTTGGAGAAATATTTAAAAAGAATGTTGCTCAAGCACTAAAGACTGCTGAACCAGGATTTAGTTTCAACTTCTTTGAGAAAGAAAACGAAACATTACGCAATGCTTGTACTGAAGTTACTGCTAATAATTGCTTTGCGGCTGACGGTGGTGACGATAGTGATGTTTGTAATCTTGGTTCTTTAAACCTGGGCAGGATAGAAACATTACAAGAACTAAGCGATATCACTGAACTAGCCACTAAGTTTTTATTGTGTGGAACGCTAAGAGCGAAGCTACCCTACGATAAGGTCTATAAAGTAAGGGATAAAAATCGTAGGCTTGGTCTTGGTTTAATGGGTATCCATGAGTGGCTTATTAAACGTGGTTATAAGTATGAGGTGACAGAAGAACTTCATCAGTGGCTCTCAGTCTATAAAGGCAAGAGTGATTCAGTATCTAAAGAGACTGCGGATAAGTTAAACATCAGCCGTCCTGTAGCTAATCGTGCTGTCGCTCCTACTGGATCAATAGGCATATTGGCTGGCACAAGTACAGGCATAGAACCTATATTTGCTGTGTCTTTCAAGCGCAGATATTTGAAAAACGGCACACGTTGGCACTACCAGTACGTGATAGATAGCGCAGCACAAGAACTTATTGATTTATATGGTACTGATCCGAACAATATCGAGTCTGCTTTAGATTTAGCAAACGACTATAAGCGCAGGATAAAGTTCCAAGCTGATGTGCAAGACTACGTTGATATGTCAATCTCCTCAACCATTAACCTACCGTCGTGGGGCAGTAAGTTTAACAACGAGGATACAGTGGATGATTTTACAAATACTCTCGCGTCTTATGCTTCTAGGCTTAGGGGTTTTACCGCTTATCCCGATGGTTCTAGAGGCGGTCAACCTTTAACCCCTGTCCCTTATTCTGAGGCTGTTGATAAACTAGGAGAAGAGTTTGAAGAAGGTGTAGAAGCACATGATATCTGCGATATTACAGGTCATGGGGGTAGTTGTGGGGTATAGATGTTAACTCACTATTGCTTCAAAGACGTTCTACCAAAGCGATTTTGTGATGGTGTGGTTAGCCTTGCAAGAGAACTAGATTCCAAAGAGGCAGAAGTTTTCAAAGAAGGTAATTCTACAGTATTATCAGAGATAAGAGACAACAGAGTTGCTTGGTTAGCTAACGACGAGTTGTCTGAGATATTAGAATTATATGTAGACATAGCTAACGAAAGAGCGGGTTGGGATTTTAGTTTATCTTCTTTTGAAGTTCCTCAAATATCTTTTTATGGTAAAGGTCAGTTCTATAATTGGCATGTGGATACAGGAGTAGAGAAACAAAGTGATCCATACTTTAGAAAATTAGCTATTTCTATAACACCTGTCTCTTATACACATCTCCGAGCCCACGAGACCGTACTAGATCTCGTATGCCGTCTTCTGCTTGAAAAAAAA